GCAACCTCACTTAACATCGCCAAAGACCTATGTTTATGGTCGTCTGCTGTCATTTCTGTGTCCAAGTTTAGCACAGGAATGTTTAACTCAGAAGCAATGTGCATACCGATGTTGTCTGACAGGAGAGTCTTACCGGTCTTAGGTCTGGCACCGATTATATTTACGGTGCCTCTACGCAGACCTCCTCCTATGGCTTGGTCATAGACAGGGTAGCCAGTCGATATACCCATAGTTTGACAAGGATTTTCTTCAAGGTACTTGACATAGTCTTCAATGCCAGTACCCAGCAACTCTGGAGAGTCGTTACCGTCACCAAGCAAGCTGCTGAAATCAAAGATTGCATCTTCAGCAATACCAAATATACTTGATATTGTCTCATCGCCATTCAAAGAAGATATCTTGCTTCTAGCTGACTCAAGCTGTGAATCTAATAGCCTAGCGACCTCCAGCTTCCTTATCTTTGCTGCAAACCTTCTGACATTTTCAACATCAACAGGGAACTTAGTAACAGCCGTCAGGTGTTTTACCTCGTCTCTGTTGTCAAAGAAATGGCTGAGCCCAAGCTCTGATGCAGCAGACCAGATACTTGGAATATCTATTGATTTTACATCAGATTCTAGCAGATGTTTCAAGCATTTATAGATAACTGCATTTGAGTCAACTGTAAATGTTTTCTCTGTAATGATGTCAGATACGTCAAAGTAGGCATCGTTACCAAAATTAAACACCCCAGAAAGAACAGCTCTTTCTGCGGATGGGTCAGACAATTTAATTTCTTCCATTACCTACGGCCTCCTCTTGTTTGGCAAGCATTACAGGTATACCTGCCTGAGTCTGTTATCATGATTGGAGAAACGCTATCAACATTACCACAAGAAGAGCATGAAGCCTGTACAAGATTTGGTTTTCTTCCTCTTTTTGTTGGAGGCGTAACATTAAGCATCTTGTCTATCTCTGTATCATCTTTGTGCTCGTGCATTGCATCCATTGACTCAAACAAATTTACACGAGCGCCAGCCTCTGTATCTGGACTGCGGTTCTGACGAGCAGAAGAACTTTGCTGTATTTCATGAACAAAGTTTTCGCCCTCAATATTTTTCTTGGGCTTAACACCTCTTTTATTAGCTAGCTTTTCAATCATTTTGCTGACCTTAAAAAGGTCTTCTTGACTCAAGCTTTCAAGCAACTGCATAGTGTTTTCATTAAGCATTGTTAAACCTCTTAGACCTCTGGACTGACAAGAATATATCAGCTCTATTGTTCATACTGCTGGCTAAAAAGCTGAGCCTGTCAGCTCTTTGCTTTGCGTATTTTTTTATTTTAGAAAGAGTCTTCGCGTGCTCGTTGTTTTTTACTGCTTGGTGAAGCCGTTCTTGATAAGAATAGCCTTTATAACCACCTACCTCAGACGCAATTACATCTTTCACGCTTTCGTCAGCCCAGTTTACCCTAGCCATCTCTCTATTGTAAGCTCTCTGAATATGAAAAGAAAGTTCGTTAAGGATAAGTGCGGCCATGCCACAGTCTTCTGGACTCAATTTTTCAATTTGTGCCCTGTTCATGTGCAAATAAGTAGTCGCTTCGTGGTTACTATAATTGGGCATAAAGTTTGGTAGCCCAACAGATAGCTCATATTCGTCTAGGAGCTTGTCCCACTTCTCCATTTGCTCTTTAGCGGTCTTCAATTCTCTTTTTCCACTCATCTTCAGACTCATTAAAAGGTAATTCAACTATGGTGATATCATTAACCTGACACCACTCTATCTTTTCCATGTCTCTCTTCCTTGCTTGTGCAAATCCGAGCATTGTTTTATGGTAGAACTTAACAAACTTATAGTGTTGTTCACCATGCACCTCTACACACAGGTCATGTAGCGGAATATAGAAGTCTAGGTATAAGACTTGACCTCTACGCACCTTTACAGGCACTTCTTCAAGTATCTGGCATGTAGGAAACTTATCTTTAAGAAGTCTTCTAGCTTTTAGGTGATACTTGGAACGGGCTCTTTCGTCGTTGTTCTTTGGTATGTGTCCCGATATTTTCCAACTACTAATAACATTTTCTAAATCAGTTACTTTTCTCATATTCCTAACATATTGTGAATTGATGACTTCAACAGTTCCTTCATTTCTGGGTTTTCTTTCAGTGCATTTCGACTGTTTTCTGCCCCCTGAAACTTAGGCTTATCTTCGCCTTCCACAAAATCAAATCTAAACCAAGCTCCAGCCTTATTAATCAAACCCAAGTCAGAACCTAGTATCACAAGCTCTGTTGCTTCATCTATACCCTCACCATATCTAAGATAACTAGTAATGTTACCTCCCGGAGGACCTAAAGCAGAAGTAACAATTTGCCAGTCAACCTTCTGCCCAACCTGAGTGTCTTGAACTTCCCAAGGAGAAAATCTCTTTGCTCTTAACTTTACATCAACCTGATATGCGACAGCTTGACCAGACTTTTCTTTAAACTCAGCTCCGTAGCCAGTAGGATTTCCCATAAGATGTGTGATGCCCATTACAATATTTCTGTTTACAGGAACAACATTGGCCACCTTTCTGCAGAATTTAGCCAGAAGCTTTGCTCCGTCTGCTCTCTGCATTTTGTCCATTGATGATGTTATCTCTGCCTCTGTGCAGAGGGCTGAGTAAGAGTCTAGTATTACTACAGAACCCGGAACCTCATTAATAGTTTTCTCTGCTATAGATAAATAATTTTCTGCTGTAAGAATTCTGCCCGGTTCGGAGCCTATTACATGAAATCTTTCTAAGTCTAAGTTAGGGATGCCTTCTAAGTCTCTTTTCTTAAGACGGCCTTCAATATTGAAAAAGTATACATGTCTACCTTCTGGGCAAAGCTCTCCTCCGTATTCCTTGCCTTGGCACTTTGCAGCGAAGTGTAAGCACGTAGTTGTTTTTCCACACTTGGGCTGGCCTGTGAAGGTTACGAAACTACCTTCGGGTATTCCTCCTCCAAGAACGACATCTAGAGATGGGCATACAGGGACAACTAAAAGCTCTGAATCAACCACAGCTGCTCCAGACCGCATTATACCGTCGCCAAACTGCTTAACAATGTCTTTTTCAATAGATACGCTCAAAGGTCTAACTCCCTTAACTTACCAAGGTTTGTTTTCTTAACTATGCTCTCTCTAGGCTTAGACTTCGTATCAGCCCTTTTGACTTCGGCAGTCTTTGGCTTTTGCTTTTCAAGGTCTATAAGCCTCTGTTGCTCTTTGATTATATCGTCGAGATGAGGAGCTCTCAGCGAATAAATACCAAAGGCTCTAGATGAATTTAGAGCTCTTATGATAGCGACTTCGCTATAAATTTTCAACAGTCCTCTGGCGGCAAAAAGTTGCGATTTGTAACTCTTCTTCCATTCAGGCAGATTCCAGAACTTTTGAGGAAGTTCTTTCTTATTTTTCTTAGCCATCTTTTCGCAGACTAATTCTGCGATGTACTGAGCTGCGCCTACTTGTTTGCCACTAGAGTATCTTGATGGATACTTCTTACTGGTCATCGTTTATCTTAAAAATTGCGTTCTTAGCTGTTCTAGAAACTGTGTCTGAGCCTTTGACGGCATCGCCTCTTTGTGACGCTGCTTCTGTCATCATGCTGACACCCTTACTTCTTTTCATTGCTGTTACATTAACCATAAGGTCTTTTGCGATTAGAGGCTTTGGAGCCTCCTCTTTTTTCTTTTTCTTCTTTTGCTTCGGCTTGTCTATCGTTTTAGCGTAAGTTTCAACAGACTTCTCTGTTCTTCCAAGTTCTTTAGCTATCTCGGCGATAGTATGGCTATCTTTTATCATACCCTCGATGATATATTTTTCATGTTTGCTAAGTCTGCCTCTAGCCATTATACAATCTCCCTCTCAGCATTGCTTAGCCAAGCAGAGTTCTTTGTTTCTAAGAACTTTGTGTAAAGGTCGTAGACTTTTTTCTCAACCTCTCTGAAGACCCAGTTAGGTCGCCCTGCGTGTCTGAGCTGTTTATTTTGTCTATTTTCAGAATACATGCCGCTAGGATTATATAGCCTTCCGTAACTATCTTGCTTAACGTAGTAGTACGTTCTGCCATTTACGTTTACACGCTTGGCATAGGCATCTGGAGACTTTTCATCTACTTCTTGCAGTCTCTCTGTATAGGCAACGACTTCTCTTTCGTCTTTGTCTTGAATATCATTTTTGTCTTCTTTTGATGGCTTGAATATAGCCTTATCAATTTCTGAGCTTGTAATCCTATCCATTCTTTTTACCTGTCCTAACATAGTTTTGCTGCTGAGTAGGTGTCATGGATGCAACATCGTTGTTACTTCTATACCAAGGTTTCTCTTTAGCTTTTTTGATTCTCTCACCTTTAACAGGCAAGCTGTCTTTTTTGTCTCTATATTCATTATGCTTCTTACTAAGCATTTGTCTTTGGTCACTACTCATCCTGCTAGTATTCTTCTCAGCGAGCTGACCTATAGTTCTAGCTCCTCCAGAGCCTTTTACAGAACCAGTCACATTGTCCTCAGAGTAGTCTCTTATAAGCCTGTGCTTTTTACACTCAGGACATCTTTTTAGGACTTTGTACTCAGAGAAAGATTGTACAACAGAAAAAGTATAGCCGCAACCCCCTTGTTGGGGGTCGCAGCAATACGAATACTCAGGCATCTTAGAATGGAACTCCACTATCTTCTAATGCTTGAGTACCAGCGCTGGTAGCTACTTCACTTCCTTCTCCATCAGACTTGCCGCCGCCCATGAAGTTGAAGTTTTCCGAAGTGATGCGATAGCTTGTGCGTTTATTGCCGTCCCTATCTTCCCACTCCTCCTGCTCTAGTCTTCCTGTTACAGAAATCCAGCTACCTTTGCCGCCGTACTGATTAATTGTTTCAGCAGAACGCCCCCAAAGGCTAACGTCAAAGAAATTAGTCTTCTTCGCTAGGTTGTTTGCCAGTCTAAAAGAAGCAACGTTTGCTCCACTCTTTGTTTGACGTAGCTCTGGGTCTCTTGTTAGTCGCCCAGAAACAGTCACAGAATTAACATCCGACATCTAAAATCTCCTAAATATCGAGTCTCTCAATTATTAAAGGAATCAACGAGTTCCTTACAATATCTTCTTTAGTCAAGGTGATTGTCCCGACCCCTTCCAAGCCTACAAGCCTTTTCAGGCATGTTCCAAAGGCTCCTCTTTGAGAAAAAGGAAGGTCTGACTGGGACTCATCTCCCGTCACTACTAGTTTAGAGTTTAGTCCAGTTCTTGTCAAGAACATTTTCATTTGTTCTGCTGATAAATTTTGACACTCATCACCAATTATAAATGAATTGTGAAAACTCCTACCTCTCATGAACCCTATCGGCACGACCTCAAGAACTCCTTGGTTTTTCCAAGTTGAGACCTGCTGCCTAGAGACATAGTAGTTGAACTCGTCAAAGACAGGGCACATGTAGGGCTCAAGCTTCCTGTCAGCAGTACCCGGCAGAAAGCCTATGCTTTCTCCGGCAGACATGACAGGTCTTGTGACTACTATCTTATCGACAACTCCTTTAATAAGAAAGTCAACCGCCATTGCAACAGCAAGATGCGTCTTGCCGCTGCCAGCAGGCCCATTGCAGAAAGTAACATCATTTGATTTTATTGACCTGATATACTTTCTTTGATTAGGGCTTTTTGCTTCAATCTTCTTTTTTAAAAATACTTTTTCTATTGAGGAGTTACCCTCCATATATTTGGGTGTTTTTCTTGGCATTAAAAATCATCTTCTATGTTTGCGACTTGATATTCAGTAACTCTAGTCTCAAAAAAGTTTTTGCACTTTTCTAAGTCTATGATTTCACTCATCCAAGGAAACGGGTTTTTTGAATCTTTGTAAGGAGAGTCAATACCCAAGTTCGTAAATCGTCTATTAGCAATGAATGACATATACTCTATAAACATTTCTGAATTCAATCCTAGGATTCCGTTGGGCAAAACATCCTTTGCGTATTGTATTTCAAGCTCCATGGCTTTATTAATATGCTTTATTGTTTCAGCCTCAAAAGCTTTGGTCCATAT